TCATCTTTTGGTACATATCTTACTGGATATGGTGGTGGAGGGGGTGGAGGTGGACTATCTGCCACTGGTAATTTAAGTGGAGGAGCAGGTGGTGGAACAGCAGGAGCAGGAAACGTGGGAAATACAAATGCTGCATTTGGAGGTTTACCTGGTGCTGGTGTACAAAATGCAATAGCAGGTCAAGGTAGTTCATCTAGTGTAACTGCTGGCACTAATGGAATGGGTGAATATGGTGGAGGTGCAGGTTCTGGTTATACAGGAACTACAGGTATTGATGCTGGTGGATCTATATATGGAGGAGCAGGAGGTGGAGCTGGTCAAGGTATCATTTCAAATTTTGCTGGTCTAGGTACAGCAGGTGGTGTAGCTGGTTCTTATACTCTTGGAGGTGGTTCTGCTGCAGGTACAGGAGGTGCATCTCCTACAGCAGGAACTGCTGGTGCTGCTGGTAATTCAGAGATATCTGGTGGTGGAGGTGGAGGAGGAGGTGGTGGTACATCTGGTGCAACTGGTGGAGCTGGAGGAGCTGGAGGAGCTTGTGGTGGTGGTGGAGGAGGTGGTGGTCCTACAGCAGGAGGTACAGGTGGAGCTGGCGGTGTAGGAGGTAGAGGAGAAGTAAGAGTTTATTCTTGGTAAAAAATCAATAAGTTATGGCAATAAATAATAGTATAAACGAACCACTTGATGTCCAAACTTTCACTTCTGCTGGAACTTGGACCAAACCTACTGGTGCTAAAATTGTTTATATAGTTTGTATTGGTGGTGGTGGTGGAGGTGGTGCTGGTGGTTCAAGAGCTACTAGCACTATTCGTATGGGTGGATCAGGTGGTGGTGGTGGAGCGCATGCTTCAAAATGGGTTGATGCATCAGATCTTAATGCCACTGAAGCAGTGGCTCCTGGTGCTGCTGGTACAGCAGGTGTTCCTGGTGCATCTGGTGCTGCTGGTGGAAATGGAGGTGTTGGTGGTAATTCTACATTTGGAACTACTGTTCTTTTAACTGCATATGGAGGAGGTGGAGGTCTTGGTGGTGCAATTGCAGCAACTGCAGGCTCTGGAGGTGGTGGTGGAGGAACTGGTAGTGTTGGTACTCTTGGTTCTACAGCTTCTGTAGCAGGTGGTAACCCTGGTGGTGCAACTACATCTAATGCTATTGGTGGTCAAGGTGCAGCTGGTGGAACTGGTGATGGAGGAGTTGCTGATTTTGGTGGTGGTGGAGGTGGTGGACACAATGCTACACCTTCAACAACTGGAATAGGTGGAAGTTCAATGTTTGGAGGAGGAGCTGGAGGATGTGGAGGATGTGTAAATAATACAAATGGTGCTATTGCAGCTACTGCTGGGGGTGCATCAGGTAGCTATTTAGTTGGTGGCGGTGGTGCTGCTGGTACAAGTGGTGCAACAGTTACAGATGGTGGAGCTGGTACAACTGCAAGTGGATTGCTTGCTGGATTTGGAGGAGGAGGTGGAGGAGGTAAAACTACTACAGGAAATGGTGGAGCTGGTGGAGCAGGTGGTGCTGGAGGTGGAGGTGGTGGAGGAGGTGGTGTTGCTACCACTGCTGGTACTGGAGGAGCTGGTGGATTGGGTGGTATTGGTTTAGTTAGAGTTTATTCTTGGTAATAATAAAATAAATAAAATGAAAAATATTCAACCTATAACAAGTTGGGTTAATGGACAGTCAATAGTAGCTACACAAATAAATGTAGCGATTGATTATGATGATCTTGCAACCACTGCAATTTTTGTATACAAAATTCTCTCAGTAGATTCACTCACTGTTGCAGAAGGTAAATTAACTATCTCTGGAGATGACTATTTAATATGGGGATCTACAGTGGATGTAAATCAATCAGCTTATGAGTGGGTGGCTAGTCAGTTAAATCTTACAATAGATAACACTAGTGCAACAACTATTATTTAAGTAAAAATTAATTTATAAGAAAATGCCCATTACAAGAATTGGAACATACTCGCAGATACAAGGAACCAGCTTCAAACTTCCTTGTAAAGTGGCGACAACAGCAGCTATTACACTCAGTGGTACACAAACTATTGATGGCGTAGCTGTTGTAGCAGGAGATAGAGTGCTTGTTAAAAACCAGGGAACAGGAGCTGATAATGGCATATATATTGTTGCTGCTGGTGCATGGAGTAGGGCTGTAGATATGTCTATAGATGAAGATGTATTTGATGGGCTATTAGTATTTATTAATTTAGGATCTACAAATGCAAATACAACATTTTTTCTAGACACAGCTAATCCTATAACACTTGGTGTAACATCACTAACATTCACTCTTACTGGTACATCTGGTACATCAGGTACTAGTGGTACATCAGGTACTAGTGGTACAAGAGGAACGTCTGGTACAACAGGTACTTCTGGTACAACAGGTACATCTGGTACTAGTGGTGTAAGTGGAGTGACTGGTAGTGGAACTACAAACCAGATAACATATTGGACTTCATCAAGTGCAATTGGTGCATTAACTACCGTTACATACCCATCTCTTACAGAACTAAGTTATGTTAAAGGTGTAACAAGTGCAATACAAACACAGATTAGTAGTAAGCAAGCACAATTAAATGGAACAGGATTTGTAAAAGCAACTGGAACTACAATAAGTTATGATAATAGTACATACTTAACCACTGCTGTAACCAGTATAGCTGGAACTGCAAACCAAATAGCAGTGTCTGCAGCAACAGGTTCTGTAACAGTGAGTCTTACAAGTGCTGTAACCATTAGTGGTGCTATGACTGCCTCTGGATTTTTTGAAAGTTCAGATGAAAGACTGAAAGATATAATCAAAAGAGATGGTGATGTTGCCTACTTCAAATGGAAAAACAGCGATGATGATAAAACACATATTGGATATATAGCACAAGAGGTGCAACAAACACACCCAGATCAAGTGGGTGAAGCTAATGAGTATCTCACCGTAAACTATATAGAGATGTTAGTGGAGAAGGTGAGGGCATTAGAAAAAGAATTAGCTAACCTTAAAAGTAAGTTATAATGGCGTTTGGTGATTTAGCAAGTAATCAGGGAGTGTCATTTACTAATGCACAGACTGGTGGTTTTACATTAAAGCCTGGTCAGTCAAGTGTTACAAGTGATGAACAAATGACAAAACTAGATGCAACTACAAAATATTATTTAGATATAAGCAATATCTATCTATCTCCAAAACCAAACAATCAAGTTGTTGCTAAAAGAGATTTAACCTCAGGGGATTATTGTCAATCTATTGGTGTAGGAAATGGCTGCTTTAACTGGAATGTTATAGCTGGAGCTTCAGGAGCAGTTGTTCAGGTTATAAACTGCTCTGGTGTAAATACATCAGTTGTTCTAGGTGCAAATGGAACAGGTAATTTATGTGCATGTGATCAAGTTACACCAACTGTAACCAGTGGATCAGCTACGCTAAATCAAGTTGGAAGTTGTATAGGAACTACTACCACAACAACTAGTAGTACCACTAGACCAACCACTACCACAACAACTAGTACCACCACTGCTTCACCCACTACTACAACTAGTACCACCACTGTTGCTCAAACATGTATTTGTTACATATTTACAAATGAAGGAGTAGCAGGAGCTTCAGTGTTCTATAATATTTGTGGACAATCTGGATATACAAGTGTAGCTGTAAATGCTGGAACCTCAGTTCAAAGATGTTGTAGAATAGATAATGGCAACTATCCATATACTAATGATACTAATGTTACAATTGATCCTTGTAGCAGTGTTACAAATTGTACAACAAACGCCAACTGTGTTGGATGTAGTTGATAATACATAACATTAAATAAACTATTATAATAAATTTTTAATTTTATCAACAACCATATTTGAAGTAATTGAAACATGGCATTCAAATTGTCTAGAAGTGTTCTTATGTACAGGACACCAATTCCAATCTCCTTTATCAAATCTAAAGTTGGGGTTGTTCCAGCATCCATGACAAACACTTTTGTTTGTTATTCTTATGCATTCAAACTCGTGGTTATCATCAGTGAAATTGCTGATCATAACCACTTTTTTGTTCATAGCCCAAGCTAACCAGCTAAGTCCACTAGAGAGTCCTATGAAGAAATCACTGTGATGTATTACATTCATTGTGTTTTCCATGGAAACATCATCTAGCTGTATACAGTTTTCAAATGGATTTCTTTCTTTAGATATATTCACCACCTTATATCCCTTATTCACCAGATGGTTAATCACCTCTTGCCATCCTTCTTTGGTCCAGAACTTGCATCCTGCTGTTGAATTTGTAGCTATCGTAACATACCTACCATAGTAATTGTTACTAGGAGTGAATGCTATTCTTGGTATAATCTCTTGATAATCAAGACCTAAGATGTTAGTTGCTGTCTGTTGGAGGTTTATAGTATTAGGCAAAGCTGGTTCATATTCATTATTATAAAACCATCCTAGTTTATATTGAGCATATATATTAGGAACAGATGTTCCTGGTTGAACAAATTCTAATTCTGGATAAGCTTCTTTAAATAAGAAGTTTTTAAACGTGCTCACTATTACATGGCAATCGTGTTTCTTCTTAAATTCCAGACAATATGGAATCCAAGCTATTGTATCTCCTAAAGATTCACTATCAAAGGTGATGAACACACGTTTGCCAGATAAATTAAGTGTGTTCTCGTATATTAACGTATCATTCTCCCACACCTCTGTTCTCCATTTAGTATAATACCTACGACTTAGTCTCACCCAATGATTTGCTTTTATCCTATCATGATGATACAACTTATCACCATCATAAAACTTAACATCATATGTAGCACTGCTATTTCCTAAGATTTCTAAGAAGGGTTGTTCTATAAAATGTTGACCAATAGTCACTCTATTTGGTGATATTTTTTGTTTTATAGGTAGTGATACTACTGAATTATAAAAATTTACATGCCTCTTACCAAAAACATCAGATGTATTATCTGTAGGAATCTCGTAATTAGCTTGTATTGTATTCAAATCTGTATCAATAGGTTGTAGATATTTGGTAAACATATCTCCATACTGAGGAAGGTTTCTAGCTATAATGGGGAGTCCATATGATATAGCTTCTCTAAGAGCAAGAGGATTACACTCCCATGTAGAATTAAACATAAATATCTCTGCTATCTTCATAAACTCATCAACATCATCTCTTTCTCCCCAGATAGTTACATTCTCTGGTAGGTCTTTCATTAATGGTTTCCAGTAGTCTTGGAAGTTGGGGGCTTGGTTTCCTACAAAGTAGAATTCTAAATCAGGATTTTTACGTGCTATTTCTATTCCTTCAGCTTGATTCTTTCCAGGAGTCCATAGTCCTACATTAAGAACTATTCCTGTCTTCTTATTCTGTTTAAATTGTCTGTCTATAGGAAATTCTATAGTCTCACTATAATCAACTACATTAGCAAATGTCTTTTCGTGATAGGGGGTACAGAAAGCATAAGCGTCTGGATGAAACACCTTATCTACATCTGGATTAAATGCTACATTGTGACATGTCTCAACTATTCTCCATGTCCTATCATTTCTATATAGTTGCTTAGCTAGATCATTATCTATTGCTTCTCCTACATCATCTATATGCACTATGTCAATATTGTTTGCTTCAATGATTTTGAGTAGGTAGAGTTTATCATCTCCTAGGGTCCAGAAGTTCTTTACAAGCTGTTTAATCTGATTCTTCTGTACAACATAATCAGGACTTACATCTGAATGTTCTACAACATAAATGTTTACAGCATTTCCAAGAGCTTGTATTCTTTTAAGAAGGAAAGCAGGCATACCACCTGTGGATAGATGTGGAGCTAGAAATAATACATTTAATTTATTAGTCATAATGTTAAGCATCTTTTGCATCTCTTCCACTCTCTTTTCTCCATGAAAGAATGTTATATCTTCTTTCTTTCCTGGCACCTTAAACCATTCTCCATACACTTGTACATCTCCTGTAAACTGCATACGATTGAACACCCTATCCACCTTCTCAACATCAGCATTTACATACACATAGGGAAGTCCCTTCTGATAATTGTTTTTCCATAGAAGAACATTTACAATAGTTTCTTCATGGAACGGAGCATAGGTTTTAAAATCTTTAAGGATTGCTGGATGCGTACACATCCAATACCACTCCTCTAAAAATGGTATTGTATTAGTTCCTGCAACAAATATATTAGTGGTCCTGTAGTCTCTTCTATATTTTTGGTTGGTACCAAATAGCTCACATGCATTATATTCTAATGTCTCTTCATATTCCACTCCTCCTTTACCATCCATTACAAGATGACTATATATACCCTCTGTTATATATGGGTGTACAGAGTTTATGTCATACATGTCAAATAATCTATCTACATATGGTGTGGCTACAGAATCACAATCTACATACACCACTACATCAGCATAGTTAATAAGAGCATTCTTTACAACCAGTGGGCGTTGTATCAATAGATTATAAACTTTATTGTGCGATCTATTTATATAGAAGTTATTCTCAGACATATGGTCATGGTACATTCCTTCATCAGAGAACTCATCTATATTACAATTCCACCTAACAGATTTTGTATTAGTGACAGGTATCCTCTTATCAGAATTAAGCATATACACAATAATAGGAACATCACTAAACTGTCTAATTGATTTGGCGCACATAGATACAATATCAAAATATGTATCATTAGCATATAGAACGTAAGCCTGTTTCATCATATCCATGGTTTATTTTTGAGAAGAAGTTTAAATCACTTAAAATTTTTATTCTATCATTTACTGTATATCCTGTAACGTGCACTATAAAGTCTCCTGGTTTCCAAATTAAATTACTTACGCCTTTAAAACTAGACAGGATGAATGGATTATTGATATACCAGAATCGATTAAGAATGTGCTCATCAACTATCTTTATATCATCTCTATAATCAAGGCTATCTATAAGAGCTCTCACCTCACGATTCTCATAGTCAAATTTATTTACATCTATTCCTTCTGGATGATATTTAAGATTCCACACATCATTTAGAATAGCATGTCCTTTCTCGCTATTCTTTACAAGAAACTGACTAGTGATTACATTATTAGGACCTGCAATAGATTTGATTGGTGTGTCCACAGGATCTACACCATGAGCTGGAATTATAAAAGAATACATATCATCAATAATGGATTCAAGCTTTATATCTGAATTCATTATAAGACAATCTGTATCTAGAAAGAATACCCACTTAAACTTGTCTAATATTTTCTGAGATGTTCTAATCTTTTGCCAGGAGGGAGATCTATCATTGTCTACATCTTTCTGAGTATCTACCCAAAGTGTATACCCATGCATCTCACAATACTTTTTAATATTGTCTTCTACAGTGTATTCAGCCATTCTAGCATAGGCATCATTGTACGAAACTAAAACACATATATCTTCAGCTGCCATAATTATTTTTTAATCATCCAAGATCCAAACCATTCTTCAGTGATAGTGGGGGTATACCCATTATCTCTACAGAACTCATCAACAGCAACATTAACTCCAAACACACCATGATAGAAAGTCATATTCTGACTCCAGATGTGCTTATCTTTTCCATTAGGAAGAAAGTTAGGATCGCTATACCAGTCAAGGTCTATGTAATCGTGACCTCCTAAGTAACCACCTTTCTTCACCTTTGGGTACCAAAGAGCTATATCTTGTTTAACAAAATCATATGCGTGATTGGCATCTATATAAACAAAATCAAGGCTTTCATTAGCAAATATATCAGCTGCCACCTCTGATGTAGCCCTAATCATTACACCAAAATCCTCAGAACCTTTGATGTTTTCCATTGTTTCAGCATAAGCACTAGCATGTTGTGCGTGGTTAGAAGCATCTAAATACTCATCCCCAAGAGGTCTCC